TGATCAACGTGAAAAAAGAAGACCTGGAAATAAGCGGTGCACGCTTAAGCGATTTTATTGAGAAGATGCAAGCCGCTGGTGGTGCACAGGCACAGCAGGAAGAAAAGGACTTTGAGTGGCACGAAAAAAACGATCCACAAGCCCTTGCCAAAATGAAGGCAAAGGATCCTGCCAAGTATCAAAAGCTGAAAGAAGCTGACGATGCAAAGTATCAGTAAAATAATTAAGTAACCTGACAAAAACCAATAAAAATGGCAAAAATTGATTGGCCTTTCGGACCCGCTGATGTAGTTGCTTTGACGGCTACGGGTGCACAGGCAATAAACATCGAAAACAGAATGACCATCATAGATGGCGTTACTGTAGCAGCAACAGGTAACCGCACCCTGAACCTTACAATTGATGAGGAAATCAGCATTGGTGCCATACTCGTTGTGAAATCCAAAACTGCCAGCACCGAAACAACCATTTTCGGCACTGGAATGAGCGGTGTTACCATTACAGGCGTGGCCGGCAAAACTAAGGTAACCACCTTCGTTTACGACGGCACCAGCTTCGTGGAAGTAGCAACACCCATACAAATCGACTAAGTAATTAACCTCAAAAAATTGAATTGAAATGTCACAAATACAAATGACAAAATATTCACGGGAGTTGCAGAAGCAACTTTTCCCGATGAATGAATTTTACAAAAAGGCCATCAGCGAAAGCGGTTTGACGGTTGACGCTGCCACCTTTGAGATCCCAAACCTTACCGATGTAGATGAAGCGGTATTAGGAGCACCTACAAAGCTTCCATTAGAAATTCAAAAAAGTGACGACACAAAGGTGACCGGCACAATGAAGCTTATTTATGGTAAGCCGATTTTGATTGAAGATGAGGAAGAAATTGTCACGAATTACAACAAGCGTTTGAACAAGCAATTGCAGCAGGCTGGAGCTATCAACACCAAAGCCGGTGATTATGCCGCTTATCAATGGTTGCCTTCATCAACTGGGGATATTGTTGTAACTACCGGCACAGGTCGCGCTTCAAATGTTACCGGATTGACAGGCACCCGCAAGGCAGCCACTAAGGCCGACATCCTGAAAGTAAAGAATAAGCTTATGCTTGCCAATGCCCTCAATGTGCCTGGCGAACTTTATGCACTGGTTACCCCTGATGTATATAACGACTTGCTTGCTATTGCTGAGTTTGTTGACTACGACAAAACAGGCAACACCAGCAAACTTGAGCAGGGTGTTTTGGGCAAAATCTTAGGATTTAATATCATGGTTCGCTCAAAAGCTGGCCATATTGGCGCATTGTACACCGCTGCAAATGCAAAAATCTGGACACCTGCCACAGCAGCCACCGACCGCCCGGTAAGTTTATTCTGGCACTCGGGTATGGTATGCTATGCCGAAAGCTCACCAAAAGCTTATATCAAAGTAGATGATCCTACTATGCTTAGTACTGTAATCAATGCCAAAGTTCGCTTTGGTGCTGAGATTTGCCGCACCGACGAAAAAGGCGTTGTAGCACTTGCAGAAGTAGCTTCCTAACTTGCTTATTTGTGTTAATGATAAGTCTCCGGCCTTAGTGCCGGGGGCTTTTTAAAAAGTTGAAATTAAATGACAAACCCAGTAGATCACGGACGCATCACCAGCCCATTTGGTACACGCATACACCCCATCACAAAAGCACTTACATTTCACAATGGAATTGATATAGCACTTGCAATTGGCAACGATGTGGTGGCACCAGTAGCCGGTAAAATAATTCAGGTGTGGGCACATGCAAGGGGCGGATTATCGCTTGCAATGATCGGGCAGGATGGCCGCAGATATGGTTTTGCACATTTGAGCAAGCAGCTGGTAAAGCAAGGGCAAATGGTGCAGGAAGGCGAAAAGATTGCCGAAACAGGCAACACAGGCGCAAGCACGGGGCCTCATTTGCACTTTACCGTGAAGCAAAATGGCGAATGGATTGATCCACAAACCTTATTCACTTTTTGATATGAATAAATGGACAGATATTTTAATAACTATCCTTACAACAGGAACGCTCATTGCTCCGGCTACATGGCTGGTAAGCAAGCGCAAGCGTAACAACGACTTTTTAACTGACCTGCAAAAGAGTATCAACAGCCTTACCGACAATTATACCGAAACGCTTAATGAGCTTATCCTGGTGAAAAGGCAAAATGCTCAATTGATCCTTCAAGTTGAGCAGTTGCAGCGCGAAGTAGTGCAGCTTAAGGAGGAAAATACACACCTGATTAAGAAGCTAAACGAATTGAAACGACTTTTAAAAACAAAGGATGAAGGCTGCAATTAACATACTTTTCGTTGCTGTTGCAATGCTGTTGCTACACAGTTGCAAGAGTCCTGAAACGGTAATTAAATACGTGCCGCTGCAAAATGACAGCATCGTAATTGAGAAGCCCGTACCGGTACAATTACCAGCCGACAGCGCAAGCATCACAGCCTTGTTTGAATGCGACAGCCTGAACAACGTTGTGCTAAAAGATATTACACAGCTAAAAGGGCGCAACCTTGAGCTGCTGGCCAGTTATGATGCCCTGCGAGGCGAATTGAAAGTGCTGGCCAACCAGCCTGCTGATACGGTGTATTTGCCAGGCAAAGAAACAATCATCAGGCAGCAGATACCGATTGAAGTGGAAAAGCCTGTTTACATCAATGAATTACATAGCTGGCAAAAGTTCCTGATATGGACAGGTGCTATTTGCCTGGCAATTATCATAACGACAATAATTATCAAATTCAAATCACTAATACCTTAAGAACATGGCAAATACAGGAATTGTTAATGGTGGAGATATACTGGTATATATGAATACCGGTACAGCTATATCACCGGTGTGGACAGCGATCGGGCATGCAACCGAGCACAGCATGTCGATTAAAACCGAACTGCGCGATCGTGTTACAAAAGACACCGGAGCATGGCGCAGCCGCAAGGCAGGCATCATGGATGCAACAATCAACATTGGTGCCCTCACCACTTACGACGGCTATGGCTACAACGATCTGCTCGCGCTGTTTAAAACACGCGCATCAGTGTTGGTTAAATATGCCGGCAGGCTTGCAGCAGACGTAACAGCAGGCACCGCCGAAGTGGCCGAAACCAGTGGCGACAAATATGAAGAAGGCAGCTTTATCATCGAAAGCGTTGATCGCACCGATGCTGCTAATACCGACAGCACATTTAGTGTTGCCTTACAATCAGATGGCGAACTGGAAACGAAAACAGTTGGTTCTTAATTTAATTATTTATTAACTCAAATTCAATCATTTATGAAACGATTGCAGTTTTTTTTGGCTTTAATGGCCTTTTTGGTGGGCGGACTTACGACCACCTATGCCGGTGATCCCCCAGCTATTGACACCGGCCAGCACTTTGAAACGCTGACTGATCAGCTGGTAGTTAATATGCCTGTAAATGTTGATCCCGACATTGTTATCTATAGGCCGGTATTTAAAGATACCTATATAGATACAGGTGGTTATTTGCTTGTAACTACTCGAGTAATAGGTTATGAAGCAGATGCAACTATGGTGGTAAGCAACGATGCAGCAATAGGATTAAGTAAGCAGGAGCGATTATGTGACTTAGACACATCTAATTATTCTAAAACTATATATCCGTGTTTGAATAATCATGAGGGGCTGATACGCAAGATGAAGTTTCCGATGCCTGCAAGCCTGGTGCTTAATTCAACTAATAAGATAAAAACAAGGAATTACCGCATTTAGGTTTGCAACAAATATAAATAGTCAGCCGGGCAACCGGCTGGCTATTCCAATAACCTCGAAATAACATAACACAATGAAAGCACAAATAACCGTTCTTTTTCGTAATGCAAAATATCCCTTTTATCGCACCAATCGCGGCATATTCGACACATCAGCAGCTGGATACACGCCTGATATGATGGCACAAGGCCGGCAGGATGCTATGATGGCATTTATCTACTTTCAGCTGAAAGACTGCGCCAAACGGGCAAGTATGCCTTTTGATGCCAGTTTTGATCAGTTTGTAGATGAAACAGACGAAACGATATTTGAAGTGTTTGGCCGCCTGGAAGCTGCAAAGAAGCAAGCTGAAGCCGAAATACCCATATACGTGGGGGAAGCAAAGGAAGGCTAATCAGCTTTGATGAGCAGTTGAGCATAGCTGTAGGGGAGATGGGCATGAGCGTTGAGTCGTTTCTTATGCTCACCCCCGATCAGTTTGCAGATGCTTACGAAGTCTTCCGCAACCGGATCAAAGCTGAAGCAGAGCACAGCGAGCAGCTGGCCTGGAATGTGGCACGATGGCAAGTTTGGCGAACCATGTGCCCGCCACAAGGGAAGAAACAGCTGAGCGTGATGGACCTGCTACCACTGCCCGGCGATGAAGTGATAAAGCAGGAAAAAGCAAAAAAAATAATACCCAGCACAGAAGACCGTTTCAGAAAGCTGGCCGAAAAGTGGAAATAAAATGGCTGACAAAAAGTACACATACATCCTTGATTTTAAAGGCAAAACCGACCAGATGAGCAAACAGGTGGGTGGCCTTAAAGGCATGCTAAAAGGCGCAGCCATAGCGGCAGGCGCTTTGTTTGCTGCTGACAAGATTATGGACGCAGCCAGGGCAGTTGGGGAGTATGCAAAAAAGATGAGCACTGCCAGGGGCGAAGTTGAAAAGCTTATGGGTTTGCAGGGTGCTGCTTTAAATGCTGTTACTGGACAAGCCACAGCCTTATCAGATGTGTATGGAGTTGATATGAAAGATAGTATCAGCGGCATCAATCAGCTGATGGTAACTTTTGGCGAAAACTCAAAAGCGGCTTTCAATATAATGAATGCAGGGCTTGCCAGTGCTGCAAATGCAAATGGTGACTTTCTGAAGCAATTAGAAGAATATAGCATCCATTTTAAGGAGGCAGGATTGCAAGCATCTGAAATGGTTGCAATAATTGCTGAAAGCAACAAAATGGGTGTGTTTGATGATAAAGCCGCTGATACGATAAAGGAAGGTAGTATTAGGCTTCGTGAAATGACAAAAGCCACCCGTGAAGCTATTGACGGCATTGGCTTAAGCTCAACAGCGATTGAGCAAGGCATTAAAACCGGCACAATAACCATGTTTGAGGCGATGCAACAAGTTAGTGCAAAGCTTCAGAACCTTCCACCCGAATCGGCAGCAGTAGGAACAGCCTTGGCAGATATATTTGGCGGTCCCGGAGAGGATGCGCTTCAATTTGTGTTTGCACTGGATGATGTAAATACTGATATGAGGCAGGTTATCCTTAATGCTGGTGGAGCTGCTGCGGCTAATATGAAATATGCTGAGAGCATGGCAAAGTTTAATGAAATTGGGGCACAGGTATTTGGTGGTTGGAATACTGTAATTACAAACATCAAAACAGCATTTATGGACTTTGCTGTTGATGCGATACAGTACAGTGTCGATATAATCAATAAGTTTATAAGGCTTTACAACGAAAGTGAAGATGTAAGAAAAGCTGTTGGAAGAATTGGAGTAATGTTTGACACCATCAAAATAGCTGCATTTGCATTTTTCAAAACCGTAATTGATAATTTCAAAACACTTGGTAAAATAGTAGTTGCCATTATAAATGGTGATTTTAGCAACATACCAGGTATGTTTGAAAAAATGTTTACTGATTCAGTTGATACTTTAAAAGAAGGAACAGCAGATGCAGTAAACAATCTTAAAAATAATTGGAATAAAGAAGTTGCAAAAACTTATCTTGATCCAATAAAGCTCGACATGGGTGCTGTGGCCGAAGCTGGTGAAGCAGCAGGCCGAATATATGCAAAAGGTATGCAAGACGGCATGGCCGCCCGCAAAGGCAATGTACCACTCCCAAGCATGACAAGCATTGCACCCACCACGGTAGATCAGGGAGCATTTGCAAGCAATATAGTAACTGAATATGACACCGTAAAAAATGAAAATGAATCACTTGCAGGAAGTTTTGCAGAGCTTAGCCAATCGGCTGCTGGAAGCTTTAACGTTATTGCACAAGCAATTGGCGGAGC